TTTGGAATCCCGCAAGAATCCCTATGTATGCTCTGCTATATTTAAGTTCCTACGTATAGTTGGGAGCCAGTAGTAATACTAGTGCTGCAAGAGCCAGATGCTAAACCCCAGCATCTGGCTGTTTTGATCTTATACAGATACTGCGCTACGGCCAATGTAGAACGATTAACTCAAATGTCCGATGAGCAGGGTTGGTTGGCGTAACTACGGGATAAGCCAACCAACCCAGCCAAGGATTAACCCAATTCAAAAGGATTCATCATGAAACGTCTGACCACTGTAGCTCAAGCATTTGCCAAAGCTGGCTGGAAGTTAAACCGTAACGACCGACTAATGAAGACCAGTCGCTTCACCGTTTCCATGGAAAGCAACTACGCCCTGTCCTACAAGACAGCCCAAAGCCTGCGTAATCAAGGTATCATTGCCTGATAGGAGCTAGCCATGTCGATTGCACAGGATGTATTCTACAACGATGTAGACGATGGCACAAAGCTTAACCTCACTACATGGCCGTACATACCTACCGTATACGTAGGTGTGCGATGCGGTAATAACGAAGTAGCCATCCAACTCGGTAAAGGTGATGCACTAGACATGGCGCATCGTATCATTAACCGTTTCAAGGTAGAGTAGCATGGTCGAAGATGTAGTATATAGTTGTTGGTCTGAACCAGATGATAAACTCATACTGAATGCACCCACGCCGGATGAATCAGACCGCACAGTGTACATAGCAGTAAAGTGGCAAGGTAGCGGTGCACGTGCAATTGTATTGTCCAAGGAAGATGCACTGGACATGGCCCGTCGTATCAACGAAGCATTCGGAGATAGTAATGCATGAAGATGTATTCATCAGTAACGGTACGGGTATCAACCGTAAGTTCCCACTGACACCAGAGTACGAGCGTAAAGCTAAACGTGCGCTGCAAGGTGAAGTACGAGAGAAACCAAAGTTCTCAGACAAAGCTAAGGAGAATATCCGTAAGCTGCGTCTAGAATCATTCAAAGCCCGTAACCAATACTAAGGAGAGCATTATGCTCGAACTTACAATCGCTTTCGTAGTAGCATTCTGCATTGGCCTGTTGATCGGCCTGACTGCAATGCACCAGAAGGTTAAAGTACTAGAAGCAGAGCAGCGTACCGATCGCCGAATCATCAACCAACTGGAATCACAGGTAGATTACTGCTACACACCCATATTCGCAACTAGCAGAATGGCAATCATGGTAGAGGACTGGAATATGCTTGACGAGTTCAGGCAACGTAACCTCAAACGCCAAGCTGCCCGTATTCTCGGTAAGAAGGTAAAGGTAACTGATGAAGATCATCCTATCAGCTTTCCGTAAAGACCTGCCGGAGCATGTTAACCTGCGTAACCACACAGAGTTATACAACATACTCCGAATGAAGTACGGTAAAGTGTTATGCTGTGTTGGTAGCTACATGGGCGACATGGAGTTATCTGTGTTGATTGAAGTAGCTGCACCCAACCTAGCACATATCAAAGTGCTAATGGAACGCTACCAGCAAGAGACATGCTTGTTCATATGGAATGATTCAGTTGCAGAGTTCTACCAGCCAAACAAATCGTTTGACACAAGCAGTAAGATGCACAATGTGAGTATTCATGATGAGTGTATGCCGATAGGTGACTACACATTAGTACTCAAAACCAAGGAATACATCTATGTTAGTTAAAGTTGTAGGTCGAAGTAACATACAGCACTACTTAGCGCTGGGTAGCATTGCTATAGTATTGCGCAAGTGGAGCTGGGGCAGCCTAGATGTACGCGGTAAATGGACTGCTAGTGAAAGACGCTCAGTAATAGAGCAAATTGTAAGCCCTGAAGATACTCGTCGTATCCCGCACAACAAGGCTAACCTGCGTGCCTTCGCTAAACAGCAGAAACACTTCTACAAGAAAGCAAAGTAATGAACGCTAAGAAAGTAAAGAAACTCCGCCGCCTGGGTAAAGAGTTTGGTGTAAACGTAAAGCACGTAGAGTACCAAGCAATTACACATAAGAAGCAACACAGTGTGTTTGGTACTATTACTGCAGGCGTGCAGTACGTACTAGCCGAAGGTTGTGGCCGTAAGAAGTACAAGCAAGCCAAAGAAGTACGTCGTTAATAAATCCAGTAGCCTTTGCAATTGCAAGGGTTACTCAGTTTATCAACTGCTCATGGAGAATAACATGGCAAAGCATCAAAAGAAGCAACCTCGTAAATGGGATGTTGAAGCATTCCCACAGCAAGTAGTATTCAACCCAGTAATCGAAGGTATCGTGCGTACTATCATGCTGCACTTTACTGCGCACGGTGATAGCAATAAACCATTCGCTGATGCCCGTATGCACACAACAAAACCGTTCGCTGCTGTAGCACACCATACCGAAATCACTGTAGGTTTCTACCACAACGGCTTTGAGGAAATCATCATCGACCCATCGCTGGCATCCAAGATGGCTATGCAGGGTTTCCGCCTGCAATTCGTGTATGACCTGCTGTCAAGTGTACACAACACTGATGGCGTACCAGCTATGTGGCTGGAAGGTACTAAGCAAGAACTCACGGTACCAATCCGTACTACACTGGAGGCACTGGAGTTCGCCGTAATGATGGCGTACAAAGACCAGTGCATCGCAGACCACATGGCTGCGGTAAAAGCCCAAGAACAGGCTCAACTGACCAAGAACCTGTAAAAGAATTCTGATCAACCGATCTGAATAATGGCTGTGGTGGCCACAACTGTAATTACTTTAAAGGAAATAAACAATGGCTAAAACCGCCTCTCAAATCTCTGCTAAAATCGCTCTACTGCCTGCACTGCGTGTTGAACTGACCAAGAAACTGGAAGAAGCTAAAGCACGCGAAGTACTGGTAGTTGGTAACAAGTACCCGCTGTATCGCGGTAAGGGTGAAACCCGTACTGTAGTCGAAGGCACCCTGCTGAAGCAGCGTACCAACGAAGATGGTGGTACTGAATTCCTGTTCGAAGTAGCAGATGAATTTGAACCGGTTCGTTGCACTGCACGTGCTCTGGCTATCGACACCGCTAAGGATGCTGATGGTAAGAAGCTGCCGTCGTCTGCTGGTATTGCCAAACGTCTGGCTGCTCTGGCTGATGCAGAAGAAGTACTGGAAGTACAACTGCTGGAAGCTCTGGAACGCGAACAGCTGACCGTAGGCCAGACCTATAACATCCGTGTGGGTCGTGGTGATTCCGCTGAAGTTGTACCGGCTGTACTGCTGGGCGAAGGTATCGTGGAGAAATCCAAGACCGTGGTTGTTGATGGTGTTGAAACCGTCAAGACTACCAGCACCAAGCAACTGAACTTCTTCTACGGTGCAGGCTTTGAAGCCCGTACTGTACTGACCACTGCACGTAGTGTAGTACTGGCCAGTGCTGAAGATGATGCAGAAGCTGCTGCTGAAGCTACTGCCGAAGCTGCACAAGCTGACGCTGAAGATCAAGCAGACGAGTAATGGATTCTGCTAGTGCTGTCCTGTGGTTAGCACTAGCTGTATTCAATGAAGCAAGGTCTGAACCATTACAGGGTCAGGTGTTAGTAGCAGAGGTGGTGCTTAAACGTACTACCTCTAGCTGCTTTCCGAGTACTGTCAGTAAAGTGGTTCGTGCACCTTATCAATTCAGTTGGGTACAGCAAGGTGGTTATCTAACCGCTAGTGCTGCGCGTGCTGAAGATTCTAAAGCATGGCAGCAAGCATACCGAGTCGCACTGCGCACTTACATCCAGTATTTACTGGCAAATGAAAAAGTAGACTCGCCGTATACTCATTTCCATACAGCAGACTCCAAGCCCGCTTGGTCTAGTAAAGGAACAGCACGACGCAGAGTAGGCAACCATGTATTCATGGCTCTGCCTTGCTAACACGAGCCCCATGCAGTTGTTAGCATGTATGTACGAGAGTACATACTGGAGAATCAGATGATATAAACATCGAGTAAGGGTGAGGTTGTTTGCATAACGGTAAACAGCGTAACCTCTGAGCCAAAAGATGATGCATTCCTGACCAGACATAGTAAGTAGTAGTAGCATTGCCGCTCAGCACATTAAGATGCAAGCCAATGCTCGGTCAACGAAAAACTATGCTGATTCTCCCGTATGTACTTTAATTGCGCAGGTAGCCCAATGGGTAGAGGCAATGGACTTAAAATCCATTAAGTGTCGGTTCGAATCCGTCCCCGCGTACCACTTAACACTTAGGAGTAACTATGGAACTCACTAAAGAATTACTAGCTAGTCGTACTTGGGTGCAGTTGGATATTGCACCAGAGGACTGGCCAAACCAACGAAGCACACCAGATGAGCGCCGGTTCTATACTACAATTGATGGTAAAGAACCAATCACAGTGCGCTATGAACAATTCTACCAAGCATGCCGCAAGCATGGTTTGAGACCCGAATATGTCTAAGCTATGCCACGATCACTGGCTTGCTGAAGCCAAGCGTTTACCTGTAGGTCGTAGCAATCGTATCTACCATGGTGCAGAGCGTAGACCTAATCTGGTCATTCGTAATCTAGCAGATTCTTATCGTGCCTACTGTCACTCATGCCACGAGGGGCAGGTAGTTAAGAAAGAGTTTGTAAGTACAGTACAGGTAGCACCAGAAGAACTATCACGTGACCACGGTAAACTGACCAACCTATATACACTACCGGAAGCAGAGCTATCGCGTATTGCAAAGTTCCTACTTAGTAAGAACATCCTACTAGATATGGTAGAGCCGTTCTGTCAATACAGTACTAAAGATATGCGTTTAGTGTTCCAAACACCAACGCTAACTATAGGCCGTGACATTACAGGGCGCAGTAAAGCTAAGTGGGTAAGGTATAAAGGTGACCGTGGTTACGCGGCTGCTACCGTAGTAGATAAGGACTACCAACAAGGCCACATTGTATTAGTAGAGGATTACCTATCCGTACTAAAAGGGCACTACTATATTGTTAACCATTGTCTATTTGGTAACGCGGTGGTATCCATGCAAGGTACAGAGATCAAGCCGGAACTGACCGAGATACTGTTAAACGCAGATCATGTGACTCTGTGCTTTGATAACGATGTAGCAGGTATTGAGGGTGTGCGTAAAGCAGCACAACAACTAGACCTGCTAGGTATCTCTAACTCAACGATCTTCCCTGATGTTAACAAAGACCCCAAAGATATGTGGGGCGAATGGTGGATTCCACTTTTGAGGTAACTTATGAGTATTGATGTTCACTTGCTGAAGGCACTGACCAACAAGACGCGATACAACTCGCTTAAGAGTAGTATCCCAGAGGAAATGTTCGCAGCAGATACCATTGCTATGATCGGCTGGTTCGGGCTGTACTTCAGCAAGAACCCTGAACATCAATGGGTAGACCTCGATCTGCTTAGTACCCTGATGCGTTTACAAATCAGCGGTAGCCAAACAGATGTAGACGCTGCGAAATCTACAATCGCAATTACTGACCGTATCATCGAACAGCTGAAATATCCAGTCGATGATGACAAGATCGCTACAGTCGTGAACAAGCTTGAAGAACTGCGCTATCGCGGTAAGCTCGGACGCGTACTGGCCGACTACGACAGCGGTGGTGAAGTTGATATTACGTATGAGGTGCAACAACTAACCGAGCAATCCCGCCAAGTATTACTTGGCTCGGGTGGTAACGGTTGGGCTTCTGCTAATATCAGCGATTATCTAAAAGCGACTGACCCTATGGGCGGTATCCGATTCAATGCACTACCTACACTAGCAAACAACATTCGTGGTTTGATTGCAGGTGACAACATTGCTTTAGCAGCACCAACAGATGCAGGTAAGACTTCATTATTATCCCGTATTGCTGCTGAATCTGCAATGCAGGCAAAGCTGTTGTATCCCGATCAGCCACTGCTGTATCTAATCAACGAGGGTACAGCACAGACTATTGTGCCGCGTATCTGGGGTGCAGTTACTAAGCTCATGCGTAGCGAGATGGCAGCATTAGATGCTAAGGGTGAGTTGGTTCCACTGTATACATCCATTGTGGGTGCATGGGATGCTATCCGTGTACAAGAAATTCACGGTATGTCCTTGTCTCAAGTAGAGCGTATCATCCAAGCGCACAAGCCTTACATGGTAATCACAGACATGACTGGTCGTATAGACACGGGTAAGCCTAACATGTCTGAACACAGTGCAGCAGAATACGTATGGAATACCATGCGTGAGAAAGCCGCACAAAACAAGTTCATCCATATGGGTACTATTCAAGTATCCGGTGAGGGTACAGAGCAACTACATCCACCAATTACAGCACTACAAAATAGTAAGATCGGTGTACAAACTACACTAGACTTGCTGGCTGTTATGGGCCTTATCCGCAATGACGATAAGATGCAGGGTGTACGTGGTATCTGGACACCTAAGAATAAACTAGGTCTGGAAGGTGCAGATAAGTTGAATAAGCTTATTGGTAACTTTAACCCTGACCGTAACGAATGGGTAGGATTCTAATGTATTACCAATGGCAAATTGAACAGTTCCTAGCTAAGGCTAAGAACCCAGTGCAACTAGCATTGCACTACGACAAACTCAGTAAGAAAGCACGCGAAGGTCTGCAATGGCCTTGCTGGCTGCAAGTAAAGTACGACGGTGTTTACTGCATGGCTATCCGCGATTACGCTGGGGTTGTGCAGTTCTACAGCCGAACAGGTAAGAAATTCTTTATTGGTGCAGAGTTATATACTAAGTTAGAACAAGCAACACCTGCACAAGCTGGTGTGTACATCGCAGAACTCTGCAATGATAGTATCAGCCTTGAGCGTCTGTCTGGTTATGTTAACCCTAACCGTAGGGTTGCATGGGACGCACCAGATGTGGAAGCTATGGATAAAAGCTACCTAGCTTTTCATGACTACATTAGTTTGGCATGTCTGTTCACGGGTTATGCTGGTGTAGCGTATTATGATCGTTATGCGGAGTTAGAACGCTGCTTCTACAGTAATCAGCCTACGCTATATAGTCGTATCATCCCAGTAGAGATTTGCTTCACCTCACACGAGATGCAGCAGTTTACAGCACGTATGATCGAGCAAGATGAGGAAGGTATTGTCCGCAAGGAAATCATGGCCCCTTGGATTGCTGGTCATAAAGGTGCCAACACTACCAAGATTGTACGTGGTATTGATGTTGATCTGCTGTGTACTGGTGTAGTAATCGGTGAAGGTAAATTTGAAGGACTTATCGCAGGACTGAAGTTCCTGTGGCAAGGTAAAGAGTTTACTGCTGGCCTAGGTAAAGGCTGGGATACAGAGACACAGCAAGCTCATACTGCCGCATGGCTTCAAAACGAAAGCTACGTAGTAGGTCAAGTGTGGCGTGTTACTGCACTACAAGAGTCCTCTCAAGGTGTACTGCGTTTGCCTAAAGTAGGTGAACTGCGTATTGATAAGGTGCAACCAGATTGAGCTGGCTCATCAATGACTTGGAGACAAACAACAAACCGTACTACGGTCAACTCGCGTCTCCTCATCACCCTGATAACTATATCGTAGCAACTGGCTGGGCTATCGACGATGGCCCTGTCCAGCACAAATACTTTAATAGTCGTGCAGAGGCTGATGCTGATAACTGGCTAGAGGTTGCACTTGCAACCGCAACTGTTTACGTAGCACACAATGCTACGTTTGAGATTCACTGGCTGCTATCGCGGCACAAACAAGTATTCTTAGATTTCATCAAGCGTGGTGGTCGCATCTATTGTACCCAATACGCTCGGTATCTGCTTTCCCACCAAACTGAAACGTACCCTTCCCTTGAGGATTGTTCTCTGTTGTACGGTGGTACGAAGAAGATTGATGAAGTAAAACTGCTTTGGGAACAAGGTGTACTTACTGCTGACATCCCTAAAGAACTACTTCTTCGTTACCTCGCTGGCCCTGATGGCGATATTGAGAACACCCGTAAAGTATTGTTCGGCACATATGCTGAACTAGTTGCTAAGGGAATGACTGATATGTTCTGGGAGCGCATGGATAGTTTGCTATTCAACGCTGTTAGTACATTCAATGGTCTGTTCATCGACTTAGAGGTTGCCCAGCGCAACCACAAAGCACAGCTAGAGCGAGTAGCTGAAATCAAAGCTCAGGTCGATGCACTGTTACCGGCTGACATGCCAAAGGAACTGGAGTTTAACTACGGTTCTGATTACCACATGTCCGCGTTTCTGTTTGGTGGTCCCATTAAGTACACTACCAAAGTACCTTACGACCCACCTAAGTTTGAGAAGGGTGACTTCTATAGGGTTGACAATAAGTTAATCCCTGTAGATAACCCTAACAACGAAGACCTTACATGGGCTGATCGTTACCAACGTGGTAAGAACCAAGGGCAATTGAAAATCTATCGTGAAGATACAGACAAGCCTAAGCTTAAAAATGCTGATGCTATCTATACCTTTGCAGGACTGATTCCACTCAATACATTGCCCGCTCACGTTCAGGAAAAGTACGTTAGTAAACGTGCAGAGTTCCGTGGCAAACGATTCCTATGTGATCGCGTGGTGGATGTAGACTTCTTCGGTGAGGAAACAGTACTCGTTGAGGGTACTCCGGTATACAGTACAGGTAAAGACTCTCTGGAACTTCTAGCGAACTTCACAGAGGTTGCGAAGCCTTTGAAAGAACTTGCAAGTCTGGAGAAAGACAATGGCACGTATTACATTACGTACACGTACAACGCGGATGGCACCGTTAAGAACACGAAGGGGATGCTACAGTACGTCACACCGGCTAACATTGTGCACCACTCTCTCAATGGTACATCAACTATTACAGGACGCTTATCCTCAAGCAATCCAAATCTCCAGAATTTACCACGTGATGGCACATCCAAAGTTAAAGAAATGTTCGCTTCACGGTTTGGTAGCGCTGGACGTATTGTCGAGGTGGATTATACGGCACTAGAGGTAGTTGCCTTAGCAGCAATATCTGGTGATGATAACCTGATGGCTGCACTGTTGAATAACATTGACATGCACTGTCAGCGTCTAGCAGGTGTACTTGGTGAGCCTTACGAAGAAGTATACGAGAAGTGTCACAACAAGGAACACCCAGAGCATAAGCATTACAAGCAATTGCGTACTGACATTAAGCCACGAGCTTTCGCTGCTCAGTATGGTGCTAGTGCTGCCGGTATCTCGTTTGCTACAGGTTGTACTATCGAGGATGCCCAAACATTCCTTGATGCAGAAGCTAAACTGTACCCGCGATCCATTAGCTACCGTCAAGTAGTACGCTCTAAAGTAGAACAGAATGGTGCTAAGCATCCACCCAAACGGGAGATTCGTGATGATGGCGGTTTCGGTGCTTATCGCGAAGGTCACTTCGATTTATTCGATGGTGCTACCCGATATGCTTTCCGTACATTCGAGAAGCGTGTTGAAGGTCAACTCGTACAGGACTACAAAGATACACAGCTGGCTAACTACTGGTGCCAAGGTGAAGCATCCTTCATTGTACAAGTAGCATGCGGTCGTGTTATTCGTTGGCTCATTGCTAACGACTTCTTTGGCGGTTGCGTTCTACCTATTAACACTGTTCATGATGCAATCTACCTAGATTGTGTTAACGAGGAGTGGGCACGCTATGCCGGTAAGATGGTACAGCAGATCATGGAAAGCACACCTAAGTATATGGTAGAACGTATGCCACAGTACCAACAGTACCGTTATCATACTACACCATTCCCAGCAGCAGCTGAATTCGGCCCTAACATGATGAAGAAAGAATCGTGCTAAAGCACATTAATAACTAACGTAAACAAGGAAATCATATGTCTATTCTAGCTCAATTTGCACAACAGATTACAGAAGCAGTATCGTCCGGTGTAACTACTGATATGACCGAAATCACCAAAGGTGGTGGCGGTGGTAAACAATGGCCAGAGGGTAAAACTCTGGTACGCCTGTCAGGTGTTATCGAACTGGGTATGCGCGCAGGCTCCTATCAAGGTCAACCGAAGCCCGCTACCCGTAACCTAATGCTGCAGTTTGCCATGTACAGTCAAGGCTACACCTATGATGATGGTAAGCCAGGTATTATCAGTACCAATAAGCTGTCCATGACTACCACCGAAAAGTCTAAGCTGCCGAAAATCTTTGCTAAGATGCAGATCACTAAAGGTGAAAAGCACTTCGCAGAGCTGATTGGTAACGCATACATTGTAGACATCAAGCACACTACCAAAGACGGTAAGACTTATGTGAACATTGATCTGGATAGTATCATCAAAGCAGCTAACCCGCTGACTGGTGAAGCATATGATTGCCCACCACTGCTGGAAGAGCAAGCTCGCCTGCTGCTGTGGGATAAGCCAAGTCAAACACAATGGGATTCCTGCCTGATTAAACAAGCAGATGGTAAGCCAGCTGAAAAGCAATGGCTGCATGAAATGCTGGTTGAAGCCGAGGACTACGAAGGTTCTACACTGCAACAACTGCTGCACCCAGAACTGAAATCTGCTGTAGGTTCTATGCTGGCTGCTAGCGTAGCTGCACCTGTTGCTGCTCCTGTAGCACAAGCGCAGACTGCACCATGGGAAGGTCAACAGCAAGCCACTGCACCAGCCCCTGTTGTAGCACCACCTGCTGTAGCTGTAACTGCTGCACCTGTAGTACCTGTGCCTGCCCCTGTGGCTGCACCAGTACCTGTAGCAGTTCCAGTACCACAAGTACCAGCACTATAAGGATTAAGGCACTCGAAAGGGTGCCTTATTTATCTATGAAACAAGCTAAGAAACGCAAATACAAGTTCCACTACTGCGGTAGTTGTGCACGCAGTATGCGATTTGTGTATAGAGCTAGACAGCGTACATGCTACCATGACGATGAATCAAATTATTTCTATAGTTGCAAAGATTGCCACAAATATAATGATGAGTATTGGGATGGTATGTGGGCGGAGTACTATAACAGTAGACTATAATGCTAGAAAAATTTGGAGTTACTCGGGACGACCTTCAACAGATTAAGCCCGAATCAGTAAGTGGTCGGACGCTTATCCTAGATGGAGACGGCCCTTGCTATGCAGTTACTGCTAAGTGCGCAAAGCTATCTACAGCCTATGTTCGAATGGAACGTCACGTACTAGAACGTATGTTCCTGACTGGATCAGAACAAGCACGCGTACATCTAACACCTACTAATAATCTCAAGAACAAGCGAGACTATTACTTAGGCGAGAAGTTTTACCAAGGTAATCGACTGAACAAGGAAAAGCCACAGCTGCTAGAACTGCTACGCAATACATTAGCAGATCATTTCCAAGATCACGATACCATTAAATTCATTGCTCACTCAGATATTGAAGCTGATGATGCAATCATGCAAGACTGCTATACAATCCCTAATATCATTGTTGAGTCTGCTGATAAAGACTTGAACATTGTACCCATAATGAAGTACGACCCAGAGCTAGGTAAGTTCAACACTATTGACAATCGTTATGGTTGGGTAGCATTGAAGTATACCGAGTCAGGTAATCCTAAACCATCAGGTCACGGTACTGCATTCTTCTGGGCACAATTACTAATGGGTGATTCAGCAGATAACATAAAAGGAATTAAGACCTACAATGGAAAACTTTGTGGCATTGCTGGTGCAATGGAAATCATCGGTGCTATCGGTGAAGAGGACGATGCAGCTAATGCTGTCCTTGATGGCTATCGAGCAATTAACCAGAACGTACTGCCAGAAGCAGAATGTCTATGGCTTACTCGTGTTCATGGGGATTCAGCATTCAACTACATTAACAGCCTTGGGTTATCCGAAGCGAACCGCGAGTACCTGATTAACTGCTACTCGCGTAAGCACTTCATGACCGAAGATGAGTACATCTGCTGGCAGGATATTTATGCTGGTTGTGGCTCGACTGCCCAAGTTACTACCCAATGGAATATCTGGAGAAAACGCCTTGGACTATGAAACATTTAATTGCTGGTTAGAGGGTAAAGTTTGGCATTACTATAAACACCACGTAAATGCCAGTAGGGACCAACTAGCTATCTTCATGAGCCCTAAAGATTACAGTAAGTTCCTGCGTATGCTGCAAGAAAATCTACCCGCGTATCTACTGTTTCATTTATCCATTGATTGTGACGTGTACAAACAATGTAAGTACCGTGGTGTAGTAATCAAACCATGCGAGAGCATAAAAGACAACGAGTACAAGATGTATGTTGAGTTATAAACAACAAGCAGCAGAAGCACACGCCCGTGGTGCCCGTAAGATTTCCCGTAGCCAACTACGGGCTTACACCATGAAGCTGCTGAAAGAACAAGGCGGTGTATGTGCTGTATGTGGTCGCGAGATTAACCTGAAGGTTATGGGTAATAAATCTGACTACGTAATGGACCACTGCCATGATACAGGGTTACTGCGAGGTGTTCTGCATCGCGGTTGTAATGGTGCTTTAGGTAAAGCAGAGAATGCTATTGCCAGTTGGTCTGGTGTAGGTGGTGATATGGATAACATTATCGACTGGATGCGTAAGGCTATTGCGTACTACGATGAAGGATTCCATCCTGTGATTTACCCAGATCACAAGACCAAGGAAGAGAAAGCTTTAGCTGCTAAGCAGAAAGCTAAAATTACAGCTGCACGTAAACGTGTAGCAGAGCGTATTACAAAGGAGAAAGCACAATGATTGAAACATGGGACGACTTTGTATGTAAAGTAAAAGGTTGGGCAGAAGCTCGTAACCTTATTAAAGGCGCTACTATCCAAGCGCAAGGACTTAAGGGTCTGTCTGAAGCTGGCGAGCTGGCGGATAACTTTGCTAAGGGTAACGATATCAAAGATGATATCGGTGACTGTTGCGTAGTTGCTGTTATTACTATGCTACAAGCTGGCAAGGGTCGGGAAACCCATGGGGTTGATACAGTAGCTGTAGATGACGTAGTTTATGCCATAGGTGAAATTGCCCATGAATTTGCACACTGCATCACGGGTTGTTACGATGCATCCGCCGTACCTGACTACGCAATGACCGTGTGCAAACATCTAGGTATTGACTTCATCGAATGCCTAAACACTGCGTGGAATGACATTAAAGACCGTAAAGGTATCATGCACAACGGTGTGTTTATCAAAGAAGCTGACCCGCGTTACAAGGAGTTAACCACCAATGGATAAAGCATTACGTGAATGGTTTAATGAACGTGCCCCAGAAGAATCTAGTGTGAGTCACACTAAACATGACACAACCTACTATGAAGAAGCATACGCTTGGGACGAAAGTTTCCCCGCGCCTGTGATAGAGGGTACTACTCATGTGCTGCTAAGTATTGGTCGCAGCTATAGCTGGGGACCAGATTGGGGTTGTGCTACGTACATTACTGCTAAAGAAGTCAAAGAAGTAGTAACCGTTACAAAGGTAACCTATGTACCTGTCTGAATTCGCACGTCAAACAATTAGTGATCGCTATATGTGCGATCTAGATAAGGAACCCAAAGATGTATTTATTCGAGCCATTGTATCGTATGCTGATGCCCTCGGTGCCGACCGAACGGTACGCATGTTACGTTATGTTGATCGAAATTGGTTTGTTCCTTCTACTCCTGTGCTTGCCAACAGTGGGACTGGCCGTGGTAATCCCATTGCTTGTTTCCTTAATCGCGTACCCGATTCGCGGGAAGGCATCCTTGGTAACTATACTGAAACAGGTTGGTTGGCCAGTAATGGCGGTGGTGTTGGTTCTGACTACTCTGCCTTACGCACGTTAGGTACTAAGACCACCAGTGGCTCGCAGAGTAATGGCATGGTTCCGTTCATGTCAGTGGAAGATCGCCTCGTTGTAGCCTTTGCACAAGGTAGTTCCCGTCGAGCTAGTAAAGCAGCATTCCTTGATATTTCGCACCCTGAAATTATTGAGTTCATTGAAATGCGTAAGCCTACTGGCAAGGATATTAACCGTAAGAACCTGAACCTACATCACGGTGTACTACTCAGTGACGCGTTCATGCATGCAGTACTGCGGGATGAACAGTGGGATTTGATTGACCCCCACACTAAAGCTGTACGGGAAACTGTATCTGCCCGTAGCCTGTGGGAACGCTTGATGCTTACCCGTATGGAAACTGGCGAACCTTACATGATCTTCAAGGATAACCAGAACAATCAACGTCCTGATATTCTGAAGAAGTTAGGTGTAGTAAGTACCAGTAGTAACCTGTGTACTGAAATCACTGTAGCTCTGGAACAGCCTGATGGTACTCCATCCACTGGTGTATGCTGCTTAGGTAGTATGAACCTGCGTAAGTACAAGGAATTCTCGGCTGACCAAGCAACATTTGATCTGTTCGTAAGCGATTGTATTGCTTACCTGTGGGTTGTACTAGATGCATTCATTCGCAACGGTCTGCAAGGTAGCGAGAAAGCGCAGCTGAATGCGGGCTACTATCGTGACATTGGTCTAGGTACTATTGGTTTCCATAGTTACCTTCAGCACCTGAACATTCCATTTGCTAGTCCATTGGCTATTGCACAGAACCATAAAATCTTCTCTAACATCAAGCGTGCTGGTGATAAAGCCAACATCGAGCTAGTACAAGAGTTCGGTGCATGTCAAGCTAGTATTGATGCCGGTACACCACAACTGTGTACACATTGGGGAGCTATTGCGCCTAACGCTAGTACCAGTATCTTTGCTAACGCAAGTCCGGGAATTGAACAGTGGACAGCTAATGGTTTCATCAAGAAAACTGCTAGTGGTACTACGGTAGTCAAGAACCCTGAACTTGAAGCGGTACTAGAAGCACTAGGTAAGAACACCGAAGAAGTATGGACTAAGATCATCATTGATTATGGTTCTGTACGTGGTCTAGACTTCTTAGATGACTACACCAAAGCCGTGTTTGCTACAGCGTATGAAACAGATCAACGCTGGGCAGTACAACATGCCACTGATCGCCAACCTTGTATCTGTCAGTCTCAATCTGTGAACCTGTATTTCCCACCTAAAACAAGTTGGGAAGTATTCAACCGTGTGCACTTTGAGATGTGGCACAAAGGTGGTAAATCGCTTTACTACGCAAAAGGTCTGAATAGCCATACTGCCTCCACAGGCACTAAGGTTGCAGAGCTTGTGCAAGACTTCTCTACAGAGGAATGTTTAGCTTGTGCCAACTAGAGATTAACAAAGATCAGTTTATTCCAGAACACAGCCCAAACCAATGGGCTGTTGAGGTTACTGATAAACATATTGAAAACCGTTGGCTTCCCGAAGAAGTACCAATGGGTGATGATATTCGTAACTGGAAAGAGGACACAGAAGATTCCCGTAATCGTATTCGGGATATTATGTTGTTCTTCACACAGGCAGACGTAGAGGTTGAAAACACCTACATTGACGAATACATCCCGCAGTACAAGCATGATCTGGCTATTAAGTCCATGCTCACAGAGTTTGCTGCTGGTGAGAACATCCACGTTAAAGCATACAAGTTCTTAGTTAAAACACTGGGCATCGACGATAGTATCTTCTCTGCTTGGATGGAAGATCAGAACCTTCTGAATATCCACGAAGTACTCAACAAGTATAGTTGTACAGGTGGTGCGGCATCCCGATTCAAACGTATGGTTGCTGTTAGCTTATTAGGCGAAGGCACTATGCTGTTCGGTATGTTCGCACAGCTGCTGAACTACCAACGGTTCAATAAGTATAACGGTATGTGTACTATCGTTGCATGGAGTATCCGTGATGAGGATATGCACGTATCGGCTATTGCTCAACTGATCAAGACTGACAAGTCGTTTGCAACGTACGATGCAGAGACTAAGTACCAATGGTTTAATGAAGTATGGCGAGAACTGTTCCCGCTAGTAATCAACTTTGCTATGAAGTGTTTCGGTGAGCATAGTGAGTTCATGGGTATTACCCGTGAGCAAATGGTGAACTTCCTGATCTACCAAGCAGCACGTCGTGTACGTCAAGCAAACATCAAAGAGGACTTCATGGCTGATATGGTGAACCCATTCCCATGGTTCGATCAGATCGTAGGTGGTATTGAAGATGCCAACTTCTTTGAGCGTCGTCGTACCGCGTACTCCAAGAATAACCTTGTGGGTGAAGTTGTCTACCCTACGTTCTTACTGGAGAGTCCACGTGGTTAGAGTACTAGAGGTTGACGTTATTAATGGTGATGCACTGCGTGGTCAGCGTGCGGATAAAATACTTATCGACGCACGAGCATTATATGCGTTCGTGAATTCCCCTTATTTTACAGTACAACGGCTACAGCGTTTTGTTAGTGACTGTGCCATCGTAACAACGAGGGTAACCCATGGTTAAGATTGCACCTCAAGAAGTACAGTACATTGACCATATGGGTTCTGATGTAAACATCGTTAATGCTGCCCGTGTATCCTTTGCTAAGGAAGTAAAAGAGTTCAATCTAGAAACAGATACTCGCCTACTTAATTACCTTGCAAAGCATAATCACTGGAGTCCGTTTGCGCATACGTGTATTAGTGTACGCTGCAAGGTTCCGTTGTTCGTTGCTCGTCAACTGGTCAAGCATCAGGTTGGTGGTAACTGGAACGAAGAAAGCCGCCGATATATTGATATTGAACCAGACTTCTGGTTGCCTAGTGTAGTACATACTCGACCGGTTAGTGCTAAACAAGGCTCCGGTGTAGTACACCCAGAATCCTCTATTATTATTGAGGGTATGCACGAGCACTCTACAGTATGCTTGCGGAAGTACTTCAACCTACTAGATCAAGGTGTAGCACCAGAAGAAGCCCGTATCGTATTACCACTGAACACAATGACTAACTTTATTTGGACTGGCTCTCTGTTGTTCTTCCGCCGTGTTATTGAACAACGAGAAGATGCTCATGCCCAATTAGCAGCACAAGAGTTTGCTGCGAAGCTTAAAGCTGTAGTCAAGCCTATTTATCAACACGGCTACAAAGCATTGGAGATTAACACATGACACCAATCATGAAGTATTTTGCCTATAGTCACTTACCGGAAAAACTGCAAACTGTTAGTAAGCCCATTGGTGATCTAGCAAAAGCAATGGATGAGCTGATACCTGATGGAGCAGAGAAAACAGTTGGTTTGCGTAAGCTGTTAGAGGCTAAGGATTGTCTAGTACGTGCAGCACTGGAGATTAACTGATGCCTCAGATGACAATCCAAATCCACCCTATTGCTGAAAAGCGTTTGCGTGGTAGTCATATTGATACTGCTACACTTAATCGTGGTACTGGGCGTACTGACGCTATTATCCTAGAAGGTTTACTGGCGTTACAGAAGCAAGGTTATATCAACGATAACTCTATTGTTATCGCAGATCACTTTGTAGGTACACAGGCAAACTTAAACTACTTCTTCGATCGAGCTTGTCAGATGGTGAAGGCGCTAGGTTACGATAATCTAGTCAACGTAAGTATGAACAGCCGTGATTTTGTAGTAACTTTAGGGTGGGTCAAATGACCAAGCCTGTTGACTTAGGCACTGCCGAAACCTCACCACATTACAATAAGTTGGGTAAACAACAGCCTATCCGTGTAATGCTGCGCGAGCTAACACACGAAGAGTTCCGTGGCTTCCTAAAAGGTAATCACATCAAGTACACTCAACGTGCTGGCCTGAAAGAAGGTACAAACGATCAAGCTAAAGCAGATCAATATTTGAAATGGTTAAACGAGCACGATGCATTCCGTTGCATCAGCATCGGCAATTGTACATACACTAAGGAATCTGCCTAACATGGATTTACTGAACAAGCAAATCGAACTAGAAAAGAAAGCTACCAACGAGGGTGTACTTCGTGGTATTGAATTAACCTTGCAAGCGTTCAAACAGAATCGTGCAAGTGATACCAGTATTGGTCGCCGTATTGTAAGTCGTGCTTATGAGGAAACTCTACCGCTTGTTCAGGAAATGTTAGCGTGTAAAGCACGAGGCTACGGTGGTAAATACCGAGCCCTTATGCGACGCATCAAACCAGAAATCCTAACTGTAATAACATGGCGCACAGTTATCCAAGGTTGCGCTAACCCTGACCCAGTACTGATGCAGGACGTACTACGAACTCTCGGTAAAGCTGTAGAAACTGAAGCTATCGTTGACATACTAACGGACTTGAATCCGTACTATGTTGATAAGGTTCAGACGCAGATTACCGGTGAGCACTCAACTTCGGTCCACCACATCCAGCGTAAGTTCCGCACCGGTGCTAAAGACTTAGGGTTAGAGATTGAACCATGGACACCCGAAGAACGTGTTGGTGTAGCTAACCTGTTAATCAAGTGCGCCTATGAATGTGGCTTGTTCCAATGGGCAGAACTCAATAGTGGTAAGGGTAGTCCTTATCATGAGATACAACCATCACCAGAACTAGCAAAGCATTTAGTAGAGGCTGTGGAAGCGAGTACAGCAATGATTCGCTTCCCACCTATGCTTGTACCACCTAGACCTTGGATTAACTTCTATCAGGGTGGTTACTTGTCTGATGAGCTATCTGTATATGCACCGTTGATGACACTGCGCAGTATGCCCATGAAGCATCGCAAATGGGTACTCAGCGAACTAGATAACCCACGATGCCAAGAAGCAATTGATGCAGCTAACAAAGCACAAGCCGTACCATATCGAGTAAACAAGGATGTTCTAACTGTAGTACGTAAAGCAATGACACATCCTAGAGGTATTCTAGGATTGCCAGCGCATAACGGTACACCACAGCCAGACTTCCCTTTACCTGCTGAATGGGTAAAGAAGGAAGCAACTACAGAAGAACTGGAGCTGTTTACTCAATGGAAACGCAATATGAAAGATTGGTATACATCGGAGCATAAACGCAATGGTGTTAAGATCGGCATTGCAACGCGCTTGGCAACACTAGCTGAATTTGCTGATGTGGAACAGATGTACTTCCCTACCTTCCTTGACTGGCGAGGTAGGTTGTACTTCCGAAGTTCTATTCACCCGCAAAGTCACGATGCTATCAAAGGCTGTCTGGAATTTGCCGAGGGTAAACGCTTAGGTGCTAACGGTCTGTTCTGGCTTAAGGTACACGTAGCTAACTGCTGTGGTTACGATAGGATGTTACCGGAACTAAAAGCGAAGTGGGTAGATGAGAACTGGGTATTCATTCGGGATTATGTAAATGACCCGTTGTTTGCAGAGTGTCCTGAACCATCTACCGCTTTCACTTTATTGCAGGCTGGTTTAGCTCTACAAGAAGCATTGGATATGGACAACCCAGAGGATTACATCTGCCACGTACCCGTAGCTATGGATGCTACTTGCAGTGGTTTGCAGCATTTCTCTGCGATGTTCCGTGATGCTGTAGGTGGACGCTTTACTAATTTGTATTATGAAGGTGCAGAGCAGAAGGCTGATATTTACAAACAGGTAGCCAGTGTTGCTAAACCAATGATTAAAGACATGACAGAAGATGTTGTATTGCTAGACTACTGGAGAGAGAAAGACATTCCACGTAGCATGGCAAAGCGACCTGTTATGACTTATGTATACGGCAGTACACTACAGAGTACGCTAGAATACGTTGCCGATGATCTAAAGAGTAGCGGCTATTCGCGGTATGAGGAATACTCTTGGCACGCTATTGCTGTACCTGTAGGTAAAGCATTACGTAAAGCTGTAGAGTTAACCGTACCCGCAGCTGCTGAAGGTATGAAGTACTTGCAAAGTATTGTACGTTGTACTGATAAGCCTATGCGCTGGTATTCCCCAGCCGGTATTCCTGTGGTTAACTGGACAGAGAAGCACGAAGTAACTCAAGTAAAAGTACTGTCCATGGGTGTTAATGCGATTGCTATGCGCAAAGGTAAAGGTGAATACGACCGTAATTCCTCGGTATCTAGTATTGCACCTAACTTTGTACACAGTCTGGATAGCGCACATCTGTGTAAAACCATCAATAGCTTTACTGGTAGCATCGTACCTATTCACGATTCATTTGCAACACATCCTAGTGATGTTGACCAGATGCAACATGTACTACGCAAGACATTTGCAGATATGTATAGTACGGACATTCCAGCCCTACTACTAGAGTTACTTGTACCTACAAAAGAATTACCAGTCCGTCCTGTGGATGGTGACTTAGATATTACAAGAGTCATGGATTCACCGTTCATGTTCAGCTAAATTTAATGGGTATCTTTGCGTTACAGTGAAGATACCCATTTTTATCCCTGAAAATTTTAAGTTCAGACGTATCCATGGAGATTGTATATATGTCCAATAAGCCCCCAATTTTTACAAGACAACATTTCGAGTATCTAAATACAGTATTCCCTGAAGAAACTAATAGTAGAGATATTAATGAACTATTACAGAATTCAGGTAAACGATCTGTAGTTAAATATATTGAACATCTAGTATTACAAATAGAACAACAGGATAATACTAGACCCTTAAGGACGTGACATGGCATTCAAGATTAAGAAACTGTTGAATACTCTTACGTTAGGTATTGTGCCTGGATTAGCAGAGGATAGTACAGCTAAAGCATTACAGGCTCAGAATGATGCAATGATTGCTGCTCAAACAGCACAGCTAGATGCTATCAAGCAAAAGAATCTATTGGATGCTGCTAATGCTTCCACTAGTATTGCTGAAGTAACTACAGGTGATACCTTAACCATTGCAGAGAATATCAAGAAACGCAAACAGTCTAGCAATAACGTAAGTTCCAGTTTAGGTCTAATGTAATGATTAAGATCGAAGCACTGTGGAATAAATACAAAGACGAAAACTTGATGAAGCGTTGTGAGAAGTACGCCTTGTGGACTATTCCTAGTTTATTCCCAAAGCGGTGGCTTCGAGCAGCTAATCAAAATGGTAACATCCCAGTGGAACACGACTACCAGTCTATCGGTGCTATGCTAGTAAATAGTGCAGCACCTAAGATTACTAGTCTATTGTTTCCTGTAAGACAACCTTTCTTCCGCGTAGATATTACTGAAAAGTCTAAGCAAACCTTTAAAGATGTTATGTCTAAACAGGGTATGCAATTAGATGATAAAGGGCTGCAATCATTAAGCTCTGATATTGAACGACAAGCATGTATCCAGATGTTTAAGAATGCATCGTATGCTGCGTTACAAAGATTTGTATCTCTGCTTATCGTTACTGGTAATGCGCTACTCTACCGTACTAAAGAACAAGGTATGATCGTTTACTCCTTACACAATTACGCAGTTAAGCGTGATGGTGCTGGTGCTATTCTGTGCATCATTCTGCGTGAGTACGTAGCATTCAGTTCGTTACCTATTGAGATTCAACAACAGATCAATACTACAGGCCGTTATAAACCTGAAGATGAAGTTACCCTCTACACGAAAGTAGAGCGCGTAGTTGGTGCTAAAACAACTTACCATGTAACACAAGAAATCTCAGGTAATGCTGTAGGTGGTACTGATGTGTACCCAGAGAACCTCTGCCCATACATTCCAGTATATTGGGAAATCGCTGATGGTGATTCCTACGGTACTGGTCAAGTAGAGAAGTTCGCAGGTGACTTTGCTAAGCTATCGGATCTTAGTAAAGCTTTAACCTTCTACGAGCTAGAAGCGTGTAACATTATCAACTTGGTAAAACCTGGTGCTACTACCGATATGAAAGCTCTCAATGAAGCTGTTATCGGACAGTACGTACAAGGTAATCCGTCAGATATTGCAAAGCATGAGTCTGGTGAGTACCAAAAGATTCAACAATTAACTAACAGTCTTACTGTAATCTTCCAACGACTAGCACCTGTATTCATGTATAAGGCTAACGTAAGGGATGCGGAGCGTGTTACTAAGGAAGAGATTCGAGCGGGTGCTGAAGAGGTGGATAACTTGATGGGCGGCGTATATTCCGCAATCAGTACCCAGCTTCACACACGATTGGCTTACTTAGGCACCGTAGAAACATTCCCTGAATTTGAAGCTACTCTAAGCACTGATGGATTCCAGTTTGAGATTCTAGTAGGTCTTGCAGCGTTAGGTCGTAGTGCAGAATTAAACCTGCTTACACAAGCTGCACAAGTAGTAACTGCAATTGTCCCACCGTTGATACAGGTTAATCCACGGTTCGATGGTGATCGTATCATTGATACTATCTTCCAGAGCTTTGGACTTAATATCGCAGACTACACCTATACGCTGGAAGAATTGAAAGAACAGCAAAAAGTAAACCAAGCAACTATGGCTAGTGCTAATCCGCTAGATCAAGTAAACGCTATTCAAGGAGTAATTGGTGGATAACAATACACCTGAGAATCAACCCGTAGTACCCGTAATCGGTACACCAACTAATACCCCAGCCAATCCACAGCCTACCCCAGCACCGCAACCAGAAGTAGTCGTAGCACCTGTAACATTTGATGTTGGTAGCCCAGCATTGAATGCAGCTATTAGCTCCTTTGCAACTACTGCAAAAGCTAGTGATGCTGATATTACACGCGCTATCGGTCTGGCTATGGAACGTGGTGATGCTAGTCTGATCGACAAAGCATTCATCCAAGAAAAGTTTGGTGCTAATGCTGGTGCCTTTACTACCATTGCAGAAAGTGCTGTGCAGGAAGCTGTAAGTAAAGCTACTGCGCATAAAGCTACTATTGATGCTGCTGTAGTAGAAGTTGCTGGTAGTCAGGAAAACTGGGATAAACATGTTGCAGCCTTTAACGAGACTGTACCGGAACACATTAAGAAGGCTGCTGCTGCAATGCTGGATAATGGTTTCCTCAAAGAAGGGATGAAATTCGTAATGGAACAAGTAAGCGGTTCTGTACTTAGCCAAACTGGTAACCTGATTAAAGGTGTACCGGCTGGTCAAAGTGCTGGCTTGTCTGCTCAAGAATTCAAAGAAGCCCAATCAGCTTTGATGAAAGAGGCAGGTAATCGTAGTCTTGAGCAAGGGCCACTGGCTGATAAGTTTCAAGCACTCATTCAACAACGACAACTCGGCCTGCAAAACGGTCGGTAATAAAAGGAAACTAAATGGCTAATACTGCCTATAACGGTAACTCTACCCGCGTACATTGGGCTGGTGCTAACAGCGACCAGAACGTCCATCTGGAAATTTACCAGAACGAAGTAGATACTCGCTTCCAATACCAGTCCATCTTCTTGGGTCTGTCCTCGCAACGTAGCGTTGCTGATCGTTCTAATACTTATCGTATTGATCGACTGAATACCACTGCTGTTAAGTCGCGTACTTCCGGTGTGGCTCTGGATTCCCAGAAGGTTACTAACGATAAAGTTCTGTATATCGTTGATACTGTTCTGTACATCCGTAACCCTGTGGATTACCAAGATGACTGGACTGCCCCCGATTGGCTGCGCGAGATTGCTACCAACAACGGTTCCCAGTTCGCTGAAACCTTTGACCAAGCTCACATCATCCAACTGATTAAAGCACGTGCATGGACTGCACCGGCTCACCTGAAGCCTGCCTTCAGTGATGGTCTGACTGTGAACATCACATTCAAAGCTGCTGCTGCTACCCAAGCAGAATATGAAGCTAACGCTATCGCTTTGAAAGCTGGCCATAAAGCTGGTATCAATGCGCTGGTGAAACGTAAGGTTCCGCTGTCGGATATGGTAACTATCGTAGACGTAGATACCTACGCTGCTCTGCTGGAACATCCGAAGCTGCTAAATCTGGAAGTAGCTGGTGGTTCCATGGACGGTGATTACAACGGTCGTCGTGTTGTACGTCTGAACGGTGTACCGGTAGTTGAAGTTACTGAGTTCCCAACTCAAGTGTACGACAACGCCAGTGCTAAGCATCCGCTGCAATCTGCAACCAATGATTACCAAGTATCTGCTGATGACCTGAAGGTTCGTATGATTACCTTCTCGAAGTCTATGTCCTTGCTGACCATTAATGCTCGTACTTTCACCTCGGACTTCTGGGATGACAAGAAAGAGTTCTCCAATGTGCTGGATTGCTACCAGATGTATCACGTAGGCGTTCGTCGTCCTGATACTATCGTGGCGCATAAACTGGTAGAGCCGGTATAACATGCCAGAAGAAATCAACATCAATGGTTGGGCTGCTGACGTAGCCCGATTGGAAAAACAAGCACATGCTTATAAAGCTGATGCTGATGTTGTTTCTTCTTCTGCATTGCCCATGGCTATTACTTTAGAACATGCTGGTACAGTGACCCCAGAGGTTGCTGTACCGGTAGTTCCTGAAGCTACTGTAGAAGAAGTACCAGCACCTGTAATTCCAGTACCGGCTGCACCTAGTGTTCCTAGCGTGCCTACTGTACCTAAACTAGCCTGAAGTCTAATAACTCTGGGCAGTGGTCTTATAACCAGTGCCCTAACTAAATGGGGCACTCATTATGAAACTACTCAATGTTGTAAACTATTGTCTCAAGTACTTAGGTGAGACACGTGTGTCCTCTGTTGATACACGGCATCCAACTGTAAACGATGTAGTACTAGAAACAGAATCTCAAATCAACACTTTGCTATCTAAAGGTTGGTGGTTCAATGAACGAACACAAACATACTACCCAGATGTGCAAGGCAAGATTGCTGCACCAGTTGACGCTATTATGGTATCTAGCAGTGAGCTCGATGTTGATATTGTTGACGGTTATTTCTGGGATATTGCTAATGATACTAATATATTTTCCGGCCCTCTTACCATTACTGTAAGGTACAACTATACCTTTGAGCGATTGCCTGAAGTGGCAGCAGAATATATTAAACAAGAAGTAGCAATCATTCTGTATACTCAAGAATATGGTGTAGAGAACACTGTGCAGGTACTTGTGAATATGCGCGATACTGCATGGATGTACCTACAACGAGAAGAATTGAATAAGCGTAAATACAACAGCTTAAGTAATCCTGCTGTGTTCCGCTTTGTATCTGCATTGCGAGGTACCAATGGCTATTGTTGATAGCGCGTATAGTTCTTTACTGCAAGGCGTATCCCAACAAGAGGATTCCGCTAGACGTGAAGGGCAACTGCGCGAACAAATTAATATGTGGTCTGACCCTACGTATGGCTTACGCCGACGTACAGGTGCTGCTACACGTGCTGTAATTAATACGCCTTGTGCTAACGGGCAGTTACTAGTTACAGAGTTCGAGAACGCTGCGAGTACATTCTTTATAGTATGGAACCTGCTTAACAAGACAGCTTATGTATTTAACTCTAGTTGGACGTTAACAGATACCCGTGTAGTAACCTACTTGAGCACAGTGACAAGTGTAGCTGATGTAGCCTTCACCTCTGTTGGTAATACTGGTTTTATCCTGAATCGTAAGGAAGCACCAATCCCAACTACAACAGGTAGTAAGCGCAACCCAGTTTACGATGCGTTTGTTCTGATTAGAACAGGTGCTTTTAGTAAGAGTTACACTGTATCTGTCACCACTAATGGTATCGGTACATTGGACTTTTCCTACACGTCTGATAACACAGCAGCTAACAGCACTGCTGAGTATGTAGCTACACAGCTGCGTACACAAATGCAAGCTAACGCTACATTCAATACCTACTACGACGTATATCAATCTGGCTCAATGCTGTTTATTACCCGCAGTAGTAAATCGGCAGGAAACACAAACGTAACGGTAGCTAGTAGTAATAGTGGTACAACTTACATCCTTGCTAGTAATAGTATGAATGTACCCACCAGTACAGACTTACCAGCTAATATGCCGAGCCAAGCAGCTAACGCTGTGTTATCTGTGGGTACTGGATTGTTGTCTCGTAGTTACTACTACTGGGACTCCGCTACAGGTGGCTGGATTGAAACCAGTAGTTATGGTAGTTACAACGTCATTAGCAATATGCCGTTACCTTACACAGTTAGCACAGCGGGTGTGTTAACACTAGAGTCTAACAGTTATGCATTACGTGTAGCAGGCGATGATAATAACAACCCATACCATAACTTCGTTACTAACAGTATCACCGGTATTAGTAGCTATCAAGGTAGGTTAATGTTGTTATCAGGTGGATACGTATGCGCTAGTAGTAGTTTGGACTTCCGTAAGTTCTTGCGTACTACAACTACTTCGTTGGTAGCTACAGACGGCTTTGAGGTTAGTTCCTCGAAAGCAGCTGGTGCCAGTTTTAAGTACGCTGTGCAATTCAATAAAGACTTAGTTGTACTGGGTGATAAGCATCAAGCAGTTATCCCCAGTGGTAATACAGCCATTAGCCCAACCAGCGCACTACTAGTACCTACAGGTAATAATAACTTGAAGCTAAGCTGTGCCCCAGTTACTACGCCTAGAACCATCATTGTACCTAATGCTAATAGCACACACGTACGAGTAGGTGAAGTAGTACCTAGCACGCTAGTAGACTCACAGTACACATATCAGGAAGTAACAGATCATATCCCAACTTACCTAAAGGGTAATGTGCAGGCTATGGCTGAATCTAGTACGAACTCCCACGTGGTAATACTTAGTGATACTGAAACATCTAAATTGTTGTCTCACGAATACTATTGGGATAATGATGAGCGTAAGCAGATGGCCTTCAGTACATGGGACTTCACAGTGCCATTAGCTGGTATCCACTACACACGGGACTCCTTGATCGTAGTTGCAAGTATCGGTGGTAATACTGTGATTGCTACTATAGACGGTAAGACACCGTTTAGCGATGGTGGTAACTACCTGGTTGACTTCTATAAGACTGTAACTATTACATCTAACCTAGTAACCTGTCCTACAGAACTGCTGCCCAAGAAAGATCAGTTAGTTCTGCTGAGTGCAGAGACTAGTATCAAAGGCGAACCAGTAGGTGTTGCAGAAGTTAATAGCACTACGCTAAAGACCGTACGTAGCTTTAGTAGTGGTACAGCTATTGTAGGTCTACCATATAAATCTCTAGCATCTCCAACATCACCAATTCTGAAAGATAGTAAAGATGTACCGTTGACAGATAGTAAGATGATCTTGAAGCGATACCTAATTGCTGTGCGTAAGTCTGGTGAGTTTGATATTGAGGTGCAATCGGATTTAAATAGCTACGACTACAACGGTGAACCTGTATTGTGGCGTAGTAGTGATCTAGGTTTTGATACACCGCTGGTAGCTAAGGATGGTAACGTCAGTGTCCCTATTGGTATACCTGTCGCCCAAGCCAGAGTAAACATTAGTACTACCGGAACACGTGAACTGAACATTAAAGATATTCAGTATACGTTAAAGGTAGAAGTACGTAATTCACGTAGACGTTTATAAGGATAAGTATGTCTAACCCAGGTGTTGGCAGCGCCGCTCAACTAGGAGCTACAGCCTTTGTCGCTACAGGGAATCCTTGGGTAGCAGCTGGTGCTGCTGCACTTGGCCTCTTATCCGGCAATAGTGCCCAGAAAGCGCAAGATGAGTTATTGAAGCAGAAGTTTGCTTTAACTCAAAAACAAAATGAATTAATGATTGCTGAAACGGCTCGCGGGGTTTCCGAGATTAATCGCCAACGAACATTGGCGTTCTTGGAAACTAACCGCTCCCTTCGGCATATTCAACGGCAGTCCGGTGATGAGTCTGCAAATGTACTCAACCAGTATGCTGCTGTAGATCAAGTAGGTACTAACGTATTAGTAGCGCAGTCCGAAGCCGAGCGACAGCTTGATGAGAATACTGCAATGGTACGTTTGAACAACGAGATTACTAACGAGAACTTGAACAACCAGATTGTCAATTTGACTAATCAAGGTCAATCAAGTCTGAATAACATGCATACAGAATTACAGCAAGCAATGCCGTCCAAGTTTGATACAGTGTTGTCTCTGGCGGATGCAGCGTTTACTGTAGTGTCTGCTAAACGTAAAGGTGTAAAATTAAACACGTCCGGCTCTGAGAAAACCATAAACCAGAGTTCCGGTGACGCTAAATACTTGGGGATTAAGAATGGATAATGTTCAACAAGCTCAAGCAGGTGGTTATGCTTTCTCACCTCAGCGTACATCTGAACAAGTCGGCGTAACAGATTCTTTGGCAGGATTGTCTAGTGGTCTGGGTAAGCTACTAAATAAGTACGCACAGATTAAGCAAGGCGATGAGACAGACTTCATGCAAGCTATGGTTGACCACGCGGCTGGTACTATTAAAGAGCAGTCATGGTTAACACCTGAAGCATATACCCAAGGTGTAGCTTACAGTGGTTATGTGGATAAGCAGTCGAAGCTTACTGCTGCGCTACCTGACATATCTCGCAAGGTACTAGACTCCGGCGGTGATCTGGATGTTTTCAAAGCACAGCTTAAACCTGTAATTGCAGAATTAGGTAAGAGCCTAGAGGAATCAGGATTATCAGGTGACGCACTACTAGCTGCACAGAAACAGAATATCTCCTTCGTTGCGTCTGCTATGGATACATTCCAGAAACAGCGAGAAGTAGAGCTTAAGCAAAAACTGAATGAAACTGATTACAAGATCATTAACAGTCAGATCAATGCTTTTACTGTAGGTAATGCAGACCCTGCTGAACTGACTGGTCGCTTGGGTTTAGCTTTCGAGCAGATCAAAGCTAATCGTACTAACAGTAAGGATGCTGACCCAATCGGTACAGCTAGTAATCTGGTAGGTGATTCTGTTAAAGCTTATGCAAAACGAGCTAACCCTGCTACACCTGAGGGTCAGAAAGCTATTCAAGCTATTGCTGCCTTTGCAGGTAGTGAGATTGCTCAGGGTATGTCCCCGAAAGCATACAACGATATTCAGGAAGTACTGTCTACTAAACAGCAAGAAGTTATGGATTATAACTCTAATGTTAAGCAGCAGGAACAAGTTGCATTAGAGCGTGCTTTCGATGCAGGTCAGTTCAAACCTACTAGCAGCGACTTCAGTAGTCGTTACAAAGAGATTCAGGGTATGGTTGCTGCTGGTACGATTACATCAGCCGCAGGTAATACGCTTATCCAACGTACCTATGAGTTCGAGAAACGAGCACTGAAAGAATCGCAGGATTCCACAGTAGCCTTAACCGGTGACTACAGTTCACGTACTGCAATGTTTGGTACTGACGCAGATAGTAAGAGTGCTGACATTATTGTTAAGCAAGCTAACCGTGTTTACAGTAACTACGATCAAGCTGCTCGCTTTATCATCAAGACTGGACTGGATACGCAGAACGGCGCAGCTGTTACTGCTGGCTTTAAGCAGTACTCTACACAGATGGATGTGCTATTTAGTACAGACCCTGCGGATATTACTAAAGGTCAGATTGATGGTACTCACATCCAAGCCTACCAAGGTTATGTAGCACAAGTACAAGCCTTACAGAACAGCGGCAATAAGCATATGTTAGGTAAAGCTCTAGACGCTATTCAGGATAAGGATACACGTGATGCTGTAGAGGCTTACTTCAGTACGGGTGCTAAGGTTGGTGCTAATGTAGCTTTCGATATGAAAGAAATCCAACGCTATAAAGAGCAGATCATTGGTGCTCGGAGTGGTGGTGCAGGTGCACAACTTACTGGCCTGAAAGCATTCACTGTTGACGATATTAAGTCAGGCTTCTTTGCTGGTCATATGTGGCCAATCATTGGCGAAGCTGATACAGGTAAGGCTACTAGCTGGTGGAATAACCCTAGTGATGATGTACTGCAGAAACGTGTAGATGTATTGAACCAAGCATTAACTGCTGCTCGCCCTGAGTTAGCTGCTATGGCTGCACAGGGTCAAGTACTGGTAACACCCGCGCAACAGATCAGAGCATTACGTGAGTTAGGTCGTGTAGTACCAATCGACACAGGTTTTGTAACAGCTAACAAAGGCTGGAAAGATTCCCTGCGCGTAGGTAACACAGATATTAAACTATCTGACGAATTACTCCAGCGTAGCTTAGAGGTTATGCGTGATCGCTTCCATACTAAGTTCAATGGCTATGGTGGGCGTGACTTCAAACCTGAGAATGTACAAATGACAGTTGTGGGCAACGAGCTACTAATATCTGCTACAGATAAGAGTGGTCAACGTATGACCCCTCTACAACGCTATGGTACTTCTATGGTTAACGAAGCTGCTTGGCAGATCAATGAATCCCGTAAGAAGAACGGTGGTGCATTACTTGTCGGTACAGTACAAGCTGGTAACAAGAAGCTAGTAGTTACTAAAGATTGGAATACAGCCTTTGGTGATGAGTTAGGTCAAGCTATGGCTGCTAGCTTTGTACGCTACGAAGGTAATATGTCGGAAGTACGTGCAACTGATAAGAGTAGACCTAATGTGGTTACTACTAGTATTGGTATCCGTATGGATGGTACACATGGTGATTGGCAACGTAAGATTCTGGAAGGTAAAAAGAACGGTACAGAAGATCAAGTAGTTGGTGCTTTTGTTAAAGACTACTACAAGAACTTCAGCAAGTTCGTACGTGATGCTAACCTACCGGAAGCTAAGAACTTAAACATGACAGGTCTTACTAACGCTTATATTGGTCTGGGTCACGCTATGTGGCAAGGTGGCCAACAAGGTGGTGGTAATGCGTATGTATCCATGATTAAGCTCGCACAATCCAATCCAGAACAAGCTATTGCACAGTTCTACAAGTCTGCACTATTCAAGGATATTGATAGTACATCCGGTGGTAAAGGTAAAACTCATCCGCGTACTCAGATGTATATTCAAGGTCTGATGGATGTAGCAGCTGTATACAATGCAAGGGCAGTAGCTGCCTTAAAGAAATAAACAGAACGCCCACGAAAGTGGGCTTCTTTATCAGGAACATTCTATGAACTACGGAACTACACAAGCTCTGCAAACACCAGAGTTTGGTGTGTACGGTGGCACGGGGAGTGCTGCTAATAAAGAAGCTCAACGCTTACCTATGCCGGCATTACCGGCTAACGAAAGTATTGTAGGTGGTCAACCAAACACGGGATTCTCGGAAGCAGCTGTAGCTAGCTTTAAAGAGAACACGCTAATGGGGTTGGTGTTTGACCCCTTCAGTTATGATGATAGCCACTACAACGCAGATAATACCTTTGATGTAAACCAAGCTATTGCACAATACACTAAAGTTAAAGGGGTATCGCTGGATAAGGATGAGATGGAATTCCTAACAAAAGCGGTATCACCCGAGAATTTCTATGCCCGTGTTGCGCGTTGGCAAAAGAAGCAAGATAACCAGAAATTAATGCAAGGTAGTACACTAGGTACTATTGCAGGTGCGTTAGTTGACCCCTTGGATTTTGTTATCGGTGGAGGCGTAGGTAAATTAAAAGCACTAAGCCGCGTCGAGCAAGTTATGGCTGCCGGTGCTATATCTGGTGCGGTTAGCGTAGCCACACCAAACACACTAGATAACAAAGACGTATTACTAAATATGCTTGGCCCTATGGTAGGTGCTGCGATCAGTTATAAAGTACCCTTTGACTTAAAGAAAACTATACCGGACGCACCGAAGAATAAGATCGAAGCTGCTAATTGGATGACGAAAACCTTTGAGTACTTCAGAGGTTGGCAATCCCTCAATGATTCTGTGGCAGGTTTAGGTGCGAAGGGTTCTGCTCTCGTATCAAAAGTATTCGGGCGTGCGTGGGAAGATGAGGCTATGTCAGCCACAGCGTACACACGTAACTTTATGACTGGTATGCAACGCCAGATTAAAGAGGTCGAGACGGTACTAACTAAGCATGGTTTGTTTACACGCTGGGACCCAAGGCCGTGGGTACGCGCAGACATACGTAAGCAGCGTGAAGCAGTTGGTATTCAGGTTCAAGAGTGGTTACATGCTAGCCGCAAATCAGAGATGGCTGGTGCAGGTGAGCTACCCCTACCTACAGACCCCGTAGTACGTGAGATCATAGAAGCCTATCAAAAATCTAACTTTGCAACTGACGCGTTACGTAGAGCTAAAGAGGCTGGTGTAGAGGGTGCTATCGGTAAGATTACACCGGAACCAGTAGTATGGGATGAAGCTGCTACAGAAGCACTACGTAATTCCCACGAAGTGTTCGGCTCTGTAGATCGGCAAAACATCCATAGCTTTAGCATGCTGTACACAGACATGATGAATCGTACTATCCTACCGAAGTACTACAAGGCGCGTAAAGAAGTTAATGCCATGCTAGACGAAGGTAAGCAGGTAGATTTCCATCAGTATCTTAAGGATAACACTAAATTATCGGACAAAGATATTCAGGACATGACCGCATATGACATGGCTAGTAAGACGTGGTTCAAGTCTATTGCTAGTAATGTACTTGAAGGGGAAGACCCCAAAGCTGTAATGAAGTTATGGCGTGATACCTACGATAAGCTGAAGCAGCAGAAGTGGGATGAAGCTTATGCTAAGGCTCAGAAGGAAGGTGTCTTTGCAACTCGTAACTACGCTGGTATTGTTTGGAACTACGACCGTGTACGTGACTTCATGTTGCGTAGTGGTAAGTCCTTGGACGAAGTAGCCGAAGCGTTCGGTAAGCAGATCGTTAAGTCCATTGGCCACTTCGCGGGTAGTGATGCTAAAGGTATTGGTAAACAATTCCTTAAGAGTATCCAAGGTGAAGAGACGGGTGATCTAGCTCTGAAGTTTAGCGAGTGGCAGACTAACGGTTTAACACGTGACGAGATTGTAGCCACACTCCGGGGTGCGGGTATTCCAGACCCACAGATTCTACGTGCTGTAGATAACATGTTTGGTAATCCAAATATGAACTCTGTGGGTGATGTAACTAAATCTTTACGTCAGCGATTGGATTGGGATTTGTCGGAGGATATGGGCGGCTTTAAATTGTCACAGTTCCTCGAACCGGACATTCATAAAACTATGAACCGCTATGCATTAGAAATGTCCTCCCGTATTGGGCTTGCTAAAGTAGGTTATCGTAGTGGTGGCGATTTCCAGAAAGCGCTAGATGAAGTAGCGGACGAAGCATTTGCTGCTGGTAAGAGCCCCGCTGAAGTACGTCGAATTCTTGACCATGCTAGGGAGTTGGCACTGGGTCGCCCTACAGGTGAGTACGTACCGGACACCGTACGTAGTTTACTTGCATTAGGTTCAGCACTAGTACTCAAGAACTCTGGTATTTACAACATCGGGGAATACGCAGCACTAGCTGCTGAGTACGGCGTTAAACAAGTGGTGCAGGAATTCTTACCGGCTCTGCGCCGTAGTACGATTAAAGACTTAAGTGCAAAGGAAGCTGAGGAACTCCAGGATTTAATTACTGGTCAGCTAGTAGCTGATGGTAGATTCCGCCCTGTGGTATCCTACATGGAGGATAACTTTGAGGGTGCTGTTGACAGTGTACATGAGAGTATTCAATATGCAGCGCAGTCTGTTAGATTCCTGAACGGTAGTGAGGCTGTGCGTATCCACCAAGTAAAGATATTTGCCTCTTTATACCAGAAGCGTTTAGAGGATGCTATTAAAGGTGTAGGGGATGCGCGGGACGTATTACTGCGTGAAGGTTTGCCACCTGAAGTTCTGGAGCAGGTTCAGCGCGAGTTTACCAAGCATGGTTGGATTATGGACTCTTGGAACCCAAGTGTTGTGGATGAGATAAGTACACACGCGTTATCAATGGCAGACACATCTGTACTGGCATTAAGGGCGGGTGAGAAACCCATACTAATGGATACTACACTTGGTAAAGTTATTTTCCCATTCATGTCCTTTGTGTTTGCTGCTCACAATAAACTATTACGCCGACAATTTAACCGCGATGGTGTTGTGGGTGTGGCTAAAATTCTGCTCTACCAGACGCCTTTAGCTGTATTAGCTGCATCCGCTGCTAACATCGCAGGGGGTAAAGAGTGGAACGAGGATATGGGTAATGGTGTACCTAAAGCAATGTCTGCTTTAGGTCTTGCAAGTATCCCGTGGGATTTGATTTACCGTGGTCGTATGGGTAGTGGATTTGCGGGATTTGCCCCAATCAACTCAGCCATGGAATTATTGAGTGGGCAGGACAGTATTCGAGGGGTTAGTGAAAACATACCGTTCGTAGCACCGTTCCTACCGTGGAATATGGCACTTGGTGTGCTAGAAAGTAATGAGGGCAAGTAATGGCGTATAGCATTCAAACTGCTGTATCTGACGGCACCCTAGCGGTGCTTGACCTTTCCATTAGCTATATGGATAAGAGTCATATTCAAGTTTACGTAGATGATGTACTGGCTGATGGTTCTGCTTACAGTTATGTGTGGTTGACTGATACACGTATTCAAATCGTACCAGCCGTAGCTAACGGCAGCACGCTGAAAGTACTGCGTAAAACATTGACTGATGAGATGTGGCACGAGTTTACACAAGGTGCAAGGTTCAGCACTACCAGTATGGACGAAAACTTTGAACAGCTACTATTTCTAGCTCAAGAGTACGCAGAGGGTATTTATGTTAGTGACTTCTACACTGATCTAGACATGCACCTACATAAGGTACTCAACCTAGCAGACCCGACTAACGACGGGGACGCAGTGAACTTTAAGACATTGAAGGACTTCTTACCATACGGTGAAGCTGCTGCGGGTTTAGTTACGCGTATCACAGCAGAGGAAACCAAGTCTGCACAGTTGGACGCACAGGGTATTACCAGTAATAGTAAAACAATTACCGGCTTTGTAGCTACAGGTATTCCAAACGGTGCGTGGCTGCACTTTGCTGGTCGTGATACATTAGGTGACGGTGGCGGCGGGTTCTGCTGGTACTCCAGCACTAGTACACAACCCGCCGACGGTATTACTGTATTTACACCTGCCGTTGGTTCAGGGCGTATTTTCCGCGAGGGGTGGACTGTACTAGGTTTTAACAAACCTATTCCCTTTGCGTGGGGTGGAGCAACGGGTAGCGGAGACGAGACAGCCAAGTTACAAGCTGTTTTGGACTACGCAATAGCTAAGGGTAATACACTGGACATTTCAGGTAACTACTCGGTGACCGCGCTATCCTTAAACGGCGCCAACGGTTTACGTGTAACAGGTAGGGGCTCTATAGTTGGTATTGCAACGACCCCAACACCTGCGCTGCTCACTATGAAGAACGTGGTAAACATCGCCATTGATGGTGCTTGGTTTGTTAATGGCAACTACAACACAAACTACGAAGACGGTGTTTGGGCTTACACTGACAGTGCTGGTCAACAAGCTGCATATCTAGACTTTACGAACCTAAGTGTTGTCAACTGTAAGCGCGCATACAAGTTTGGTAATGACTCACGACCCGATGACCTCGTAAGCGAGATTAATGTCCGTGGCGGCCATACCTACGGATGCCCTAGTGTGATCGAAGCTGTTGGTGCACAGACGGTTATTAATATCAGCAATGCTACTTTGGCGTCTCTTGTAGGTTCTGGCAATGCTGCATGGCAAGCCCTGCCGCAAAAGACAGTGGTTGCCCGTGGCGCATCTGTGCAGATTACAGGTGGCGAATTGCTCCATGTATTAACCAGCACTGGCGGGTTATCAGCGGCGTTCAATACACTGTGTGAAATCCAAACAATCGCATCTGTGGGCTCAGGTAATATCTATGGCAACATCACTGTAACAGGGACTCTTGTAGAGACGGCTTGCCGTTTGGTCTCAACGTCCAACCCACTTAATCTACCATTGCCTTTAGCGGGTGCGGTAGGCTTTACGGGATGCCACGGTGTAAGTACGCAAGACACGTCCCCATTTATTGAGACAGACTCAACTTTTGTTGGTCGGATGCGTTTCAAGTCCAACAATTTCTTTGCGACTTCGTTACGTACTAATGCAACAATTTACGCAAATGCTAACTGTGACATTTATTGTGATGATGAGAGCTTTGGTAAGAACTTTATTCCGTGGGTTCAGGGGACGGTTGGCGGTGTAATTCATTTCCCTTCCCAGATGGTACTAAATGTAAGTAACTTAAACAGTCAAGCATTGACAACCGCAACGCTTGTCCCGCTTAAGTACACAGCAGTTGTAAATGCTGGGTCGCTAGCTAGATTTGCTGGGAACTATAACGCATCTACGGGTGAGTTTACAGTACCAGCTGGTGGTTTAAAGAATGTTCGCATTGAGGCACAACTCCTATGCGCCGGTTTGGGCGGGGAGTGGTATGTACAGATTAATGGAGTATCTTACGGGGTGCGCACACTAGGACTCTACAATACCAACTCTTACTCAATCGACTCTCTCAATGCAGGCGATAAGGTGCGAGTTGTGGTCTTAAACACTAATGCCTCCGTGAATGCCCAAGCGTCTGCTACTGACTGGTTTCAAATATTTGCGTCTAATTAGTAACTTAGGACCGCGAAGCACTTGAATAACTATTAACCGAGGTACTATGGCAAAAGGAGCTAAAGCTAGTAAGCTAGCTGAACTCCACGAGATGTTAGCAGAGATGTTCATGTCGGATATCCAACTCTGTAAAGATGAGGGTATCCCCATGTCTGCTGCTGACAAAGGTGTAATTGTTACGTTCTTGAAGAACAACAACATTACCGCTGATGTGGACGACCAAGAAATGCAGACTCTGAAACAAGAGTTTGAAGATGAGTTAAGAGCTAAACGGCAAGCAAGGGCTGAGGCGCTATTAGCTAAACAAGAAGAAGGTGATGCCCTGCAAGGGGTATTCTAACTCTTTATACAGTAGCCCTTTAACGAGGGCTACTCAGTAAGGAGGTAGTATGCAAGAACACTTATCTGAAACTGTTATACGTCGTGTACGTATGGTTGCGGAACAAACTAAAACACTAGATCACAATGCTGCTGCTATTCCATTAGAGAAGCGTGAGGAGTTAGCTATGATGCTAGCTGCTACATTTAAGGAATTTGTAGACTTTGCTGATTTAGGTATGCGGTACTTGGGCTTTAGCTTAACACCAATGCAAAGAGATATTGCGTGGTATATGCAGTACGGCCCTAGGAAGCGCATGGTACAAGCACAACGTGGTGAAGCTAAATCCACATTGGCTGCGCTGTATGCTGTATGGTGCTTAATCCATAACCCATCGTACCGTATCATTATTGTATCCGGTGGTGAGAAGCAGGCATCGGATGTAGCACGCTTAATCATCCGTATCATTGAGAACTGGCATATCCTATGCTGGTTGCGCCCTGATAAAACACAAGGTGATAGAACCTCTTATGAGGACTACGATGTACACGGTGCATTGAAGGGTATTGATAAGTCTGCGTCTGTATCCTGTGTTGGTATTACAGCTAACCTTCAGGGTAGACGTGCTGACCTGTTAATCCCTGATGACGTAGAGACTACTAAGAACTCCCTGACTCAAACTATGCGCGATACATTGCTAGCTTTGACTAAGGACTTTAGCTCTATCGTTACGCACGGGCATACGCTATATCTAGGTACACCTCAAACCAAAGATAGTATCTATAAAACATTACCATCACGTGGCTTTGAGATTAGAATCTGGACTGGTCGTTATCCTACCAATGAAGAGCTTTTAAGGTATGCACCTAATTCTATAGCGCCAATGATATTGGAAGCTATTGAGAATGACCCTAGCTTACAGCATGGTGGTGGCCTTGATGGTACACGTGGTAGGCCTGCTGACCCTGTGCGCTATGATGAAGATGCATTGTTGGAGAAAGAGTTAGATTGGGGCCCAGAGGGCTTCAACCTACAGTACATGCTGGATACTACTCTATCTGATGCACAGCGGACTAAGATCAAACTTAGCGATATTATCGTAGGTACATGGGATTCCATGGCAGCACCTGAGGTTATCCAGTATAGTGCTGAGCCTAGAACGCTAGTTAAGCTAGAGGGTGTAACACAGCTTCAAGGTGAGCGCTTGTATTATGCTGCTAGTACTAGTAGTGTCTTTGCGCCATTTGCTCATAAGGTAATGTGCGTAGACCCTGCGGGTAGTGGTGGTGACGAGGTATCCTTTGCTGCCGGTGGTGCTTGCTCTAGCTATATCCACATCTTAGCTATGGGTGGTCTAACAGGCGGTACTAGTGGAAGTAACATCCGTGAGATTATCAATATGTGTCTGGACTTAGAAGTCTACGATATTAAGATTGAGAAGAACATGGGTCACGGTACTGTAGAAGCATTGTTCATTGCTGAAGTGGAGAAGATGCGAACTGAAGGGATTATCCCAGAGGGTCTTAACATCGGTGTAGAAGGTTTCTATTCTACAGGTCAGAAGGAAGCTCGTATCATTGATACAGTATCACCTGTGACACGTAGACATAGATTAGTAGTACTTGAGTCAGCATTGCGTATGGATATTGAGTACGCTAATAAACACCCACTAGCTAAACGCACAGTAGCTGCTGGTCTATATCAGTTAGCTAACATCACGTATGATCGTGGCTCCCTAGCTATGGATGATAGGGCAGACTCTGTACAAGCAGTAGTAATGCATCTGAACTCCATGATTGGTATGGATGATACTAAAGCACAGGAGCAACGTGCGCAGGAAGAGGCAGCAGAGTTCATTCGTAATCCTATGGGTCGTGAAACGTCTAACTCTGGTGCTATAGATATACGTTCGCGTATTAGGAGAAGGTAATGAGTAAATTCACTAGTATCAGAGATACTATAACTATCGAGCTAGGTTCTTGGCTCATTCGCAAATTAATAGGAAAGGTAGAGGACTACTATGGACGAGAACCAACCAGTGGTTCACCAAATCCAGATCGAGCAAGCTCTGATGCGCCAAAGGATGGAGCAGATGGAGAAACGGCAGGACGTGCAGGAAGCAAAAGTTGAAGAAGGCTTCAAAGCAGTAGATCAGCGATTTGATGGTATTGATGAGAAGTTAACACAGGTGCTCAATAAGAATCCTATTGCTGACTTTGTACGGGAGAACTGGAAGCCTGTGGCTTTCGTTGGCATTCTAATGACGTATCAGCCCAGTATCGACATGGTTAAAGTATTAGCGCATGTACTGCTGGGTATTCAAGTAGGTTGATATGGATATTAATGTAGGTCGTCCTCTAGCTAGGGCTGATATTCCTGCGTTAGCATTTCTAGGTTTAAGGGCTGTGAATGTACAGTCCTACCTAGAATCTAATGTTAAGCTGGGTGCGCAGTTTGAGTTTAGCACCTTCAATGCTGCTGTAGCCGGTAGTGCTGTTAGTAGGCTTGTATTGATTACAGGTAGTAAACCATTAATCATTAAAGACAGACAGATTAGCTGTACTGGGCAAGGTGTAACTGCTAGGGTTTATAAGAACCCAACATACACTGGTGGTACACCTATAGCTATCTACAACCTACGGCAGGATGGTACACCACCAGCTAGTACATGCAGTATCCTATCCGGTGCTACAGTAACTGCTACGGGTACAGAGATTGCTGCCCCTACTTATGTTGTAGGTGCTACTAATGGTGTAATGAACTCTGCTGGTACATTCAGTAATAGAGGCTTAGAGCGTATCCTAGCAGCTAACAGTGTATACCTCTTAGAGATTACTAATCGTGATAACGGTAGTATTCAGCTAGGTACTTATGTTACTTGGTATGAAGGTACTACAGATTTACCTACAGGTGAATAATGCAAGTAAGTAAATACTTTAAGCAATCAGAGTTTGATTGTAACTGCGGATGTGGTCAGTCTGTACATAATGTAGAACTCTTCGCGGTACTAGATGATGTACGGGAATACTTCGGTAAGCCTGTAGTTATTAACTCTGGTAAGCGTTGTGAGTCTTACAATAAGAAGGTAGGTGGTGTTCCTAAGAGTCAGCATGTAGAAGGTATTGCAGCTGATATTAGAGTAGTTGGTGTTAGTCCTGATAAGGTACATGCTTATCTAATTCGGAAGTATAGTACTAAGTATGGTATTGGTAAATATAATACCTTTACTCATATTGATGTACGTAAGAACAAATCTCGTTGGGACTTTAGTTCTGAGTAATTATGTATAGTACTAAAGATGTAGAATACAATAAAGTATTCTTTGTTGTAGTAGCTGCATCTGGCTATGGTCTAGGTAAAGCTATCGAGGGATTATTCTAGTAGGGTTCTGCGTGGTTCTGTCGTAGACAGGCTGCGCAGTAATACTAGTGTTATTCTCAGAGTTCTACTCGGATTGTTCTCAGAGTTAGTCTCGTTATCTCATCAGCTGGATTTGGGAGTTCTGTCAGGAATAGAATTGTGAGTGTACTCTAGCAGCTAAAATTTATTATATTTACACAAGGGTGTCTCTCCCTTCCTAACTCTATAGTTCCCCCATAGGTACCCTGTAGCTCCCTCAGTAATACTCAGTAATACTCAGAGTCCTCTCAGTTTATACTCAGAGGTATCTCAGGTTACTCCGAGTGCTACAGATTGCTAGATGTGGGTAGAGGTGTGCTTACGGGTGCATACTTCTTTTGCTACGGAGAGATACCGGAGGATACTCAGTATACTTCTTTTGCTAATCAGGGATGATGGAGTACTCCTATCAATGCTACGATAGCGTCCTCAGATATAACCCTCAGAACACTTCAGTATAACTACGGAGTAGAATACTACGGTAATACTAATGTTATTTAATAGTACTGACGGAGAGGGCGGAATCTCCTATATTCTATATTCTATGGATACGTAGGAACTTAAAATTCTAGCTGTAAGAATTCAGCTTCTAACCTGTATTACTTACAGAACATATATTATGAGCATCGCTACTCCGTAGCGATCTATTGGCTACTTCCTATTAATATCTAGGTAAACTATCTGGATACTAAACACCAGTATCCAGATGTTTCCCAATTAGATCTTACAGGTATACAACATGATAGACTACAAGAGTTTCCTTTATGTAGCAGCAGGCACTAGAGTAACCCGAGACTACTGGTACTATGATGCTAGAGGTGTACTAGTAGGTGAACCCCTCAGCGTAGCACTGTTAGTAGTAGCTAAACCTTATAAGGATATTGTATGGTGTTAACAGCGCAATACGTAATCACCTTAAACTGGCCTGATGGTCGTTACCTTCAACTCAAGATCACAGCAGGTAGTAAAGAAGAAGCTACTAAGTACGCCTCTGACTTCGCTACTAGACAATACGCTGATTCATACACTGTGGAGTACATACATTGAATTACCTTATCTTTGCAGCTATCATAGCGTTCCTTGTATGGTATACAGCCCATGACGATGATTCACATGGTGGTACAGGAGGCGCATAACATGTAGTTCATTAGGGAAGGGATGTTCCATCCCTTAGACCCTTCCGCGCTACTCGCGCCGAGTACCCGTTCCGTGGCGCCGGTATGAATGCTTCGCATAACTCTATGGGTTGCGGTACTCGCTTCGCTGCGTTCCTCACAAATCTATGTCTGCAGTAAGGAATAACTGATGCACTAATATTCTGCAAGGGAATTAATTTTATGTGCTGAGTAAATACATCTTGTATTTTATTTAGCATCGCGTATAATTACTACATCAACAACGAACCACGGATTAAACATCATGACTACCGCAATCCACGAAGTTAAAGCCCCTGAAGTATATCAAGGCATGGCCTTGTCGCGCATTGTCAAAGCACGCCGTCTAACCGGCCTGTCTAAATCTGTACTGAAAGCGGATAACATCTGTCTTGATACCCTGCAAGCAGAGGCTTTTACCTACGCATTTGCAGTCAATCTGCAACATGGCTACGATGAAGAAATCAGCGTTCAACAGGTAGCGCGTGCGGTAGCAGATGCATTGTTTAACCTCACAGCCGACATTCACCAGTTGGTTGACTTCGACCTGAAGCAATGGCTTGTAGTAGCCAAACAGCTTATCCATGCATTCGTTGCTGATGGCTGGATTAACTACCATGAGCCACACACCTACCGCAAGAAAGATGAAAGCGGCTTTGCTACCATGCCTGCCTTCTACACTATGACTGGTGCGCAGCGTAAGAAGATGATTGCGGACATTTTGCATGATCAGCCTACTGTAGTTAAACGCTACATGAAGAAAGACACCATGCACTACGATGGCGCTATGGCCTTGTCTAGTAAGAAGTTCGCTGTGAATGTAGAGCGTGCAGCATATGCCCGTGAAATGCTGAACAGTGGCCATATCATCAATAAAGACGGTGTATGGCTGCCTGTAGATATGAGCAATGCCAAGGATGCGGCCAAGCACGACCAGCAAGTACGACAGTTTATGGATGCACGGGCAGCATACCGCGCTAAGCCTAATGGCTGGCACTATGCTGTAAAGGCTGACTTCCGCGGTCGCCTGTACTATGTATCCGGTATGCTGAACCCTCAAGCCGGTGGTGTAGCCGCTTATCTGCTGGGTAATGATACTACCGTGACCTACGATAGCACAGCATCCTTTGCACAGTTTATTAGTATCTTAACTGGTGATATTAAACTAGCAGCAGCGTGCAACCTCCGCAACTTCGATGAACCCGTTAAGGACTTCTACGCTGAAACATACAGCATCGCCTCGGGTAATCCAGCCCCTGCAAAGAACACGGTAGAACGTGAGATTGCCAAAAAGTACCTCATGCCTAAAGCATATGGTAGCGGTGATGAAACATCCGCAGCCCGTGCTATGGATACTGCTAAGGAAGCAGGTATTGATGAAGGTGTTGCACTTGCAATTGTTGATAGCCTCAAATCCTACACTGGCCTGAATACAGTTAAGGATGCAGCAGCCGAGGCAGTAATGGCAGCCGCCGCAGCAGGGCAGCAACTAGCATGGGTTAGCCCGTCTGGCTTCAAGGTTACACAGAACTACTGGCGCACAGAAACGCTAGAGTGGGATACTGGCGAAAGCAATCAGGAGTACATCCCAACTAGCGTTACCTTCAAGATCAAAACCGATAAGGTAGCCATCAGTGCCAAGGGTGAAGATACAGAAGGCCGCAGCGCAAACGTAGCAGCCGCAGCAAATTACATCCAATCCCTTGATGCAGCCTTTGCCGCAATGGTAGCAGCTGAGTGGTCTAAGCGTGGCTATACCTTGGTGGCTGTGCATGATTCCTTTACCTTCGCTAAGGAGCTGGCAGACGAGTTCCAACAGGTAGCTTGGCAGGTATTCTGCAAAATTGCATTCAGCCCAGAGCTAGCAAAGATGCGAGAGATTATTCAGCTACCACAGAAGGAACTATTCTGGTTGAATCCAAACAGAATCCCCAAGTTCATTGACCAAGAGTAATACCAGCCAGCCTTCGGGCTGGTTTTTTTTTGCTTGTATTATAGGAGAAAAAAAAAATTTTCTTTGCTCCGCTTCGCTACGCAAAGATTGCTACTACGTAGCAACCAAAGGGACTCAACGTCCC